CTAAGAAAAGCGTTAATTGGAGGTGGACGGTTGCTTCCAATTAATTCACTAAAATTAACTTCTTTCAATATATTTGGAACAATACCTAATATCAATATTAATATAAATTTGTCTAAATTTATATTATATAAAATTCTTTCATTATTAAATTCACTTCTCAATCTAGAAGTAGAAAATGAAAGTAAAGATAATTGCTCAATATATGACTTATCATACGTTCGATCACCTAACTGGTAATCAAATCTAGAACTAGTTTTAGTATCACCGCTTAAAATGCTTTCAATAGCTAGAATTCTTTTATTTGAAGTTCTATCTAATTTATCTGAATAGTTATTTACTATCCAATTAATAAATAATTTAGTAAACGATATTAAGTCCTTATCTGTAGGAACAGATTCTAAGAAACTTAATACAACACCGATTTGGTCATTCAAGTTTCTGTTTTTAGACTGATATAAAAACTTATCAAACATTTTCTTATGATTCCAGCGAATTCCGGACTCATCAAAACGTCGTTTAAGATAATCTATCTTAAATTCATTATCACATTCAATCTTAGTAGATCTAATATTAGGTAAAACAGGTTCAGATACCAAACCCGCTTCCTTAATATAACTATCAATATTTACTAAATTCTTATGATATTTAAAATAAGCTCTTGTATCATCTCCATAAACTTCAACCCTCATGTTATTAACGTAATCATCACCATAAATTCGATATCCAATTATACACCAGTATATCAAATTCACATTACAATTTATTAATGTTCCAGCAGGGTGTCCAGAAGGTTGTGCTCTATTAAGTTCGACAACGGCACCAGGCGGCAATATAACATATTTAGTCACTACAGACGATATGAAAGTATACATAATATTTAAATGCAACTTATCCGAAGGCATTCCACAACATAAAATCGCAGAACCAACCTCCAAGAAGTTAGTATCAATATTTGAATCGTAATAAGACCAATCTGCTTCAAGTTCAAAATCATATTCATGTCGTAGATTATTTAACTTAACAAATTTATCATTATTAAATTCTCCACAGATATTATATGACCTATCCCATTTTGCATATCCTAATATAAAATTAAATTTCTGAGAAAACCACATAAGTAAATAGATAATTGGTGACTCGCAAGTTAATATCACTCTAGTACCTACCTCACGTAGTTTTGTATCTAGAAAGTTAAGTTTTATATCTTTTTCACGACCTAATATAGACCATAAATAAGAATTCTTATATGGTTTATTATATAACCTTTCATATATTCTTGTAGCAAACTACGAGATATTACATCGCTGTTTCCCTTATCATTACCAAAAATCCTAGAAGTATAATGACCAGAAAATGCTTTCAAATTTACTACTAAATTTTCGACAATCTCCTTACCATTATAAAAATCGCAACACGGAGCCGCAAACCACTTAAATTTTGATAATTTTAATATGCGGATTATTTCATCTCTACTAAAATTGTTCTCTGTAGTATTATCTTTTAAATATTCTTTTAAATGAACACCACAAGAATCAAAACCACCACTATAAACCACACGAGGTGAATTAATAGAAGATATTAAATCATTAAAACATGAAGTAGATACAACATCTTTAATATTCTTAAAATTACCAGTTATATAAATTCAGAAATTATATTTTTAGCACTAACAACTTTTGATGGATTAATACCTACAAAGTCAGGTAGAAAGCCTACAATCCTA